TGCTCGGGTGTCCGGCGATGCTCGGGTGTCCGGCAATGCTCGGGTGTACGGCAATGCTCGGGTGTCCGGCGATGCTCGGGTGTCCGGCAATGCTCGGGTTGAGAACAATCACATGCACTGTGGCTTTGATTGTTTCGGTTCATGCAACCGACATACGCATGCTTATAAGACAAAGGGAAATAAAGTCGAAATCACCTGTGGCTGTTTTCGTGGGAACATCGAAGAGTTTGAAAGGAAAGTGGAAGAGACACATTCCGGTACAATCTATGAAAAGCAATATAAAGCCATCATCAATCTGATTAAGATTAAGTTTGGAATCGATGGATAGGAAGTTGACACACGGCAGCTTGTTCAGCGGGATTGGAGGTTTTGACCTTGCCGCCGGATGGATGGGATGGACAAACGTTTTCCATTGCGAGATAAACGAATTTTGCACACGAATCTTAAACCAACATTTTCCAAATGCAGAGCACTATGCAGACATCACAAAAACCGATTTCACCCCATGGAGGGGGAGAATCGACGTTCTTTCAGGAGGGTTCCCTTGCCAACCTTTCAGCCTTGCCGGACAACGAAAGGGAGCGGACGATGACCGTTACCTCTGGCCTCAAATGCTACGGGCTATACGGGAGATACAGCCCTCTTGGGTCGTTGGCGAGAACGTTGCTGGCATCCTCACGATGGTACAGCCCGGCGAGGAGGTTGAAGTGGGAAGCCAAACCTCTCTTTTCGGAGAGGCTGACCGAAAAAGAGTATTGCTGCGTCAAGAGTACGTCGTCGAGACCATCTGCCGAGACCTTGGAAGTGAAGGATATTCCGTCCAACCGTTTCTTATTCCGGCTTGTGCCGTCGGAGCACCGCATAGGAGGGACAGGATCTGGTTTGTTGCAAGGCTTGCTGCCAACCCCGATGGCGACCGATGTACGCCATGCGCAGCGAGTGGAAGAATTGAGGAAAGCCGGAGGGAACACCTTCCACAGCAGGAAGAACGGGGAAACGAGGCCGAACGGCTTGACGGACTGGATGGACTTCCATGGACTTCTTCCGACACCCAATGCAACAGAGGGGGAGAAGTGTACAACCAAGTACAACCCCGGCAGCCAAATGGGGAAAGGGCTTACAGCTATGGCGGTAAACGGGATGCTTCCAACGCCCACTGCGAGCGACATTTTTTCCGGGACGCCGAAAGACCGCAAGGACGGAAAGAGCCGGATGGGAGAGTTGAAAAACTTCGTGGCCCGTCAGCATGGACAGGTTTCCCAACTCAATCCCCTGTTCGTAGCGGAGATGATGGGATTTCCGGTAGACTGGACGGTATCACCTTTCCAAAGTGGCGGCAGGAATCCATCAAAGCCTACGGAAACGCGGTAGTACCGCAAGTGGTTTACGAAATATTCAAAGCAATACAAGAGACCTATGAATACACACCCGATAAGTGAAGTATATAACATGGACTGCATGGAATACATGAAGTCCATTCCCGACAAGTTTTTTGAACTGGCCATCGTCGATCCTCCTTATGGGATTAATGCTCCGAATATGAATATGGGTACCAACATGAACCGTAAACATGGAGGTTATAATGGTGAAAGCGTTGCTCAGAGATTGAAGAAGGGACGTTTGAACAGGGGTGCCGGAAAGTTAAAAGGCCGGGCATTAAACATGATGTCATGTGATTGGGACTTTTCGCCACCTCCCAAAGAGTATTTTGAAGAATTGTTCAGGGTTAGCCGGAATCAGATAATATGGGGAGGCAATTATTTCCCTTTGCCACCGACACGCGGTATCTTATGTTGGGACAAGATACAGCCTTGGGAAAATTTTTCGCAGATTGAACTGGCATGGACTTCATTTGATTGTCCTTCAGCTATCATACACCTGTCGAATACCGGAGGTGCGAACAAAGAAGCAAAGATACATCCTACACAGAAACCTGTTGCTTTATATCATTGGATATTGAAGAAGTTTGCGAATCCCGGTGATAAGGTACTCGATACCCATTTAGGTAGCGGGAGCAGCCGGATAGCAGCTTACAAGATGGGCTTCGATTTCTACGGGACGGAAATAGACAAAGAGTATTTCGATGCGCAGGAGAAACGATTTCGGGAAGAGTGTTTGGGAGAAATTAGACTGAGAAACGGCAATGTATATGTACAAAAAGAACTGTTTGAATTATGAAATTGGATAAAAAGATAGACTACTCCATCAACCTTTTGCGCAAGGCCGAACCCATGGCTTTGCGTTTAGACCCCGAAAATGGGTTTTATCTGGCTTTCTCCGGTGGCAAGGATAGTCAAGCCCTTTACCACATCGCGCAAATGGCCGGTGTGAAGTTCAAGGCGCACATGAACCTTACAAGCGTGGACCCACCGGATGTTATACGTTTCGTCAGACGGCAATATCCAGATGTAGAACTGATAAAGCCGAAGATGAGCATTTACGATATGGCTTGTAGGAAGCAGATGCTTCCTACAAGAACATTAAGATGGTGTTGTGCCGAGTTTAAAGAAATGGAAGGTGCAGGGAAAGTTACGTTAATCGGTATTCGTAAGGAAGAAAGTACTCGTAGAGCCAAACGAAATGAATTTGAAACCGGTAAAAACGGTAAAGCGCAATTCAGCGGCACATTCGACCAATGGAGCGAACACGAAGAAAAGATGATAACATGCGTTGGCGGCAAAGACAAGATACTTGTTTCCCCCATTATCAACTGGACGGAGCGTGATGTATGGCAGTTCCTAAACGAAGTGGTGAAAGTCCCCCATTGCAAACTATATGACGAAGGGTATAAGCGTATTGGCTGTATTCTTTGCCCTATGGCAAGTTACAAACAGAAAATACGTGATTGCAAACGTTTTCCGCACGTTAAGCACAAGTGGATTCAAACTATCCAAAAGCTGATAGATGAAGGATATATCAACCATAATTTCCAAGATGCGGAGTTCGGCTTCAACTGGTGGATTAGCGGCAAGAGCTTCGACAAGTTCTATTCCGATGAAGTGTTGCAACAGAAAATTGATTTTGAATTATGAATGATAGTTTAATTGAAGCACTTAAATTGATTTGAAGATGAAAGGCAGATCTAAAGAAATTCATGTATGGAGTGAGGGAAAATACGTTGGAAATATTATATACACCTACAGAGTTCCTCTTATGTCAGAGGAAGAATTGGAAGACACTCTATTGAAAACATTTCCCCAACTTAAAGGAAAAAGGTGGAATATAAGATTTATCTAACAGATGAGTAAAACAAAACTATATTACCTGTTCCTGGCAGTCATGTGGTGGCTGTCGGGACAGGTGGAAAGGAGAAATATTATGACAGAAGATATAAAGAATTCTATGATTGGCCTTATGGTAACAGTTGGAACAGACATGGAAAGAAAGTTTGCATGGTGTATAAGGAAAGTAAATGGAAAAGATATGATTTTCTTGCATGAGAGGGAAAACGGACTGTCTGCATTTAATGAAAAAGACTATATAACAGCTATCCCTGTTGATAGAATATTATCTTGTTTAAAATTACTTGTATAATATGAAAAGAGAAGATATTGAAAAAGCAGCAAGAGATTACGCTACCGATAAAATAAACGTAAAAAGCATTATTGAGCGTAGTAGGATTAAGATTGCATTCAAAACTGGTGCAGCATGGCGCATCAACAGCGTGTGGCATGATGCAAAAGATGTACCACAGCCATTTAGGGCATTTGTGATTTTACATGATACAGAAAACGATTTTATGATGTTAACCCAACATAGTATTACTTGCGATAGTGATTATAATGTTATATATCAAGAAAATGATAATATGATAGCTTGGGCATACATTGAGGACTTACTACCTAATACAGAGGAATGAATATGAAATCAATAACAATAGACGCAAATAACATAAGCATATCCCCTAACGGGATATTCACGGCATCCGTTGATTTGGATATGGAGGATTCGGAGTTCTATTCCATACTTGACTGTTTCAGTATAGAGGAAATTGTTGAGAATGTCGGAACTGTAGAATTATTGGAGAAAATGGATACTGATACAATTATAAGTTGTCTTAATGATATCGGTGTGAAAACAGAATGGGAGGAATGATTATGAACAGAGAAATAAAATTCAGAGGTAAAAGTATTAATAGTGGTAAATGGGTCTATGCCATATTGCATGGATTTGGTATGGACTGGTTTGATGAGTGCGTGATTGAAAGTTCCATCGGCCAGTTCACCGGCCTGTATGACAGGAACGGAAAAGAGATTTATGAAGGTGACATACTTCGCTCTGTTGAGTACCATAACATTGTAGGGTACATAATGTATGACAAAGAAGAGGGAGCATTTATGTTCATAAATATAGATGAATTAATGAATACAGAACTTGTAAACAGATGTCACATAACAGAGAGATGGCTTAATGAATTTCCGAAAGAGGTTATCGGCAACATATACGACAACAAAGAATTATTGGAGGAATGAATATGTTAGAAATCTTAGAATTTATATTTCAGGACTTTTTCCATTGGCTCGGTACGGTAATACTCATTATCTGTATTCCCTTTCCATTTAGCCATAATAGTTTCATTAGTATCAAAAATGAAAATAAGGAGGATTGACCCATGAACTTGAACGAACTGAGAGACCGCGCCTATAAGACAGCCTGCGAACACGGTTGGCACGAAGAAGAATACAGTAACGAACACTTCCTCTGCCTGGTCATATCCGAACTGATGGAAGCCTTGGAAGCCGACCGGAAAGGAAAACATTCTGATGTAGCAAAATTCAAGGAATGGCAAGGGAACAGTATTCCACTAACCGAAGAAACAAGGTCGAGAAGATTCAAAGAAGACTTTGAAGCATATATCAAAGGAACTGTCGAGGAAGAACTTGCAGATGCCTGCATCCGGTTGCTTGATTATTGGGGAACAACCAATTTTGTAATAGATGATTCATGTTCGGAAGATGAAGTATTTGAAGAATTTTCGCGCATATTCAAAAGAAAAACATTCACTGAATCCATATTCAATATCGTAACCTCAATAACAAGATTTGAAATACAGATTGCCTTTCTGAAGATATTTGGACTTGCCGAACATATTGGAATAGACCTTGCTTGGCACATCGAAAAGAAGATGCGCTACAACGAGCTTAGGAGTTACAAACATGGGAATAAAAAGTATTGAGCATGAAAGCAAGAATAAAATCAAACGGACATATAGTGAATGTTCACGAAACGGGAGAACGCGTGATTAGTAAAAACGGTATCGAACGAACATATATAAGCGATGATCGCAGTGGAATTTACTATTCCCAATCGGAACTCGAATTTATTCAAAAACCTAAAGACGACACCGATTGGAACCAAGTCCGCATACAGGCGGCCATAGCGGCCATTCAAGGAATGGTTGACGGACAGGTGCATACTTCTTCAAAGATAGCACTGTCCGAGAATATCAAAACCATGGCCGTAAAATCCGTAATGTGTGCCGACGCTTTGGTGGCAGAACTCAAAAAGAAAGGAGGAAACAATGAAGAATAGAATCTACATAAGCCTTCCCATCAGCGGACGGGACATTGAAGATGTGGAATCAGCCATAAAGTCAGCTGCCGCACAGATAGAAAAACATGGCTTCAAGGCGGTGTCGCCTTTGGAAGTGTCTCCCGACCCCGAATCAAGTTATGCCGTACACATCGGGCGCGGCATCACCGCATTGCTTGAATGCGATGCGGTCCTTGTCCTGCCCGGATGGGTGGAATCCAAAGGATGTAACCTCGAAATGGAAGCCGCACGTATTTACGGAAAAAAGATACTTGTGAATTATGAAATGTTGGGCCATTACGCAAAGGAGGTGGAAAATGAATAACGATATGCCAAAAGTCGTAAGTAAGGGCAAAGTGAAGCTCTTAGATATTGAGATAACGGTGTGCGTTCTCGATAACGGACAAAGGGTTATCCCGGAGGACGATATGAGGAAAGCACTCCTGTTTTTGGGGATTCCCCAAAAAGATATTGAGTACCTGTTGAATCCGAAGAGAGATAAAATTATATAAATTCCATTTTCAAAATTATCATTATTGATAACTTTGTATTATATTTGCACCATGACAAGGAATATAGCTACTTATGCTAAACATAGAATATAAGGATGAAGAGCTGAAGTTGTCTATAGAAACCGGCAAAAGCAACGATAAAAGATATAAGAAATTGAAAAGCAACGCCGTATTCATGAGGGATTTGCGCATGGTGATTAACTTGATGAGACCGGTTGACAATGTCAAGGAATTACACATGTTTAAAAAACTCAACTACGAGCCTTTGCATTATGATTACGAGGGCTATTCAAGTGTACGGATTGGATTCACTTCCAAATATCGGCTCATATTTGAAGAATTTGAAAATGGAATCAGGATATGCCTGATTGAAATAAGCGAGCATTATGGAGACAAATAGCAAAAAAGAAACGATTCCTTTCGTAGCCACTCATCCGAGTGAAATAATTGCCGATGAGATAAAAGCCCGCGGAATGAAGAAAACTGAATTTGCAGAAAGGATGGGGATGCAAAAGCCCAACGTCACCCGTTTGCTGAAAGGGGAAAATATAACCCCGTCTATTGCCGCAAAATTGGAAGCTGCATTGGATATTCCGGCAGACATGTGGATGAAGCTTCAATTGCAATATGACAAAGACACGAAAGCCATCGAACGGCGTGACAATCTGGAGAAGGAAGCCATAGCTACCGAAATGATGCTTTCTTCCTTGTTGAATTTGCCGGAATTGTATAAGCGGCTTGGAATAAATGCTTGTCTTTTTATACAGAAAAAGTTGGAAATACTTTCAGGGCTTTTGAATTTCAATCCTTTGGAAATAGGGAAAATGAATTTTGTCCGTCAGTCCCTGTATAAGAAGAGCGACAAACTTAGTTTTGATGAAAGAAATCAGAACACATGGCTTGTCTTGGCCTATATAAGTGCCATTAAAAACAATCCGTTGCAACCTTATACGAAAGGCGGTGGTGTCAGTGCAGCTAAAACAATAGCCGGGCATGTCCACAAAGGCACATTGACGGAAGCAACGCTAAAACAAGTTTTAAATGACCACGGCATTTCCTATTCCGTTGTCCGTAAATTAGATAAAACGCCTATTGACGCAGTTTCCATGATGACTGGAGAAACACCTGCCATTATTACCACGCACCGTTATAATGACATGAGCAGGCTTGTATTCAACGTGTTGCATGAATTAGGACATGTAGAACTGCACTTCAATGGGAACGACGTGGAAAACTTGTTCATATCCTCGGACGAAACATATTCCTTGGACAACAAACAGGAAAAGGAAGCAAACACATTTGCCGAAGACATACTCATAGACAAACACATTTGGAAGAAGATGATGGAAAGTGGAACAAACAGCATATCGACGAGAAATATCGTAAATAAGCTGAAAGCATTGTCTGAGAAATATGAACTTGATTCCAATATAGTAATTTGGCGTTATAAATACGAAAGCCACAATTACAAGTTGTTTGGAGTGAAACCGGTACCTATCCGATAGGATTATCCCGTCTGAAACTCGTATAGCCCCTGCTTTGGATTTCAGACACATGAGAGCACCGGATTCCCGTTTCCGGTGCTCTTTTTTATACCCGACACCTACCGTGCCGGGCTTCTTGTTATATATAAACCCGAAAAAATATTTAGTATGAACAAACCCGATGATAATTTAAGATTGCTTTTCGTTTATTACGATTCCTGCAACGCCTTGTTGGAAGCCTTCTGTGAGAAGCACGGCTTCGACTATGAGGATGCACGCAAAAGTTGGGTAGCCGGATGCGTGGGCGAAACCGTATGTTGCGGAGACTATTTCTTCAACATGGACGTGATAGTCACCGACCTTAAGGAGGATGCTCCCGAAGAAGAACTGATAAAGTGGTATGACTATAACACAGAATGTTCCTCCTACGGAATAAACGGTTGTAACTACCATTCATGGCTCAAAGGGTGCCCGAAATTGTCGGAAAATGAAATTGAAGAAATCAGGCAATACCAAAAGATTGTGGAGGAAGCAAGGGAACAGCTAAATGAATGTGTAACCAAGTATAAGGAAAGGGGATTTTGATGATGGTTAAAAATATGAAAGGAGAATAGACAATGGCGACAGGACAAAATGAATACCTATGGCACAAGGCATGCCTCGCGGCCATGGCCAACAACCAACTCACCCAAGAATGGGAAGTCAGGCTCTATGCAACCTCGCTCTACAATGCGATGCTGTGGGGAAGAGGGACAAATTGAAAATAAAAAGGGGGCCGACCCGCACGACCAAGCCAACCCCCATACGATTATTCCGTCACAAATATACGGATTTCTAATTAAATAATCGTGTCATGGAACTGGATTTTGATAAAATCATACGTATAAGGAAAATCAGAAGCGTAAAATCGGACTTGTCCAAGGAAGAAAACACCCTGTCCCGTCCGGTCTTGTCCGACAAGAAGCTCATACCCGAGATTCACAAAGTCTTCACAAGCCTTATCGTCGAGAGAGGGTGCAAAACGGCCACAAATACAGTGATTCAACGGAAAAAGTTCATCTTCATAGTCCTTTATCTTTATTCCCCGTCCTCTTTGGCCGGGGACAAGATGGCTCCCGGATTGCGTGATGAACTGTCCAATGTGTTGGGCGTACAGGCCAAAAGCACCATATCCAACAATTGCGCGAACCTTGTCTTCCTTTACCTGAATTACATGGACTTCCGCAAGGATGTGGAACTCCTTTGCAACAAGATCCTTTCATGGCTGAAATCACATGGGTTGATAGAGTGAAAAGCAATTAATACCACACTTCACAAAACCAAATTCCAATACAATACCGGCAGTAACCGGCAATAATCCATATACGGGATATTGTCGGTACTGTCAATCAGCTCATTTATATAATCTTCTTCTTGCATATTAAGATATTATGTATCCACAAACATTTTTTTCATTTCGAGTATGTCTTCCGCTTTTATTGTCACCTTTCCCAATTCACCGACAAGCATGTCTAACAGCGGATTATGAGGAAGATTCAGCACAAATTCACCCTTACCTACGGTAATGGGAATAATCCCAATTTCATATTCCTGCACATCCATTTCCTTGAATAAGTCAATAAGCATGTCGATGGCGGCATCTGTGTCAATCACTCCATTTTCATCCCCCACGAAAAGCATGATACGCTCCACCATGCTGTTTATTTTTAAATCTTCTTTCGCAAGGTAATTGTAAAGTCCCCGCTTTAGTATGACCCTTGTTTGTGGTTTCTTTGGAAACAGGGCATCAATCTTACTCCCAGTCCAATTTTTTATGGCTTCTTTTATTCCCTCTTTCAATTTTATAACATCCGATGTTTCCATGATTATTTCTTTTTAGGTTTCCCGTTTTTCATATCGATGAACTCCTGCCAGGTCATGTCACTGTGTTCCGTCATATACTCCCGGAACAGCGCGTCCCTTTTGGCTGTTTCTTCCTTGGCAGCCCTTGACATCCTCTTCACGAACGAAAGTTGTTGTTCCAAGATGGCTTTCCCTTCCGGTGACGATTCTATCCGTCCCTTGACAAGCATAAGGATTTCAGCGTTTACCATTTCCTGAATGGCCACACTGTTTTCATAATATTCTTTGTTGTTCACCAATACAGATTTTTCCTGCTCGTTAAGAGAAGATACAATCTTGTCTATCTCATCCCATAACGGCGTGGATGTCCTTTGATGCCCGGGAACGGGTTGAACAGGCATATTCCTTAACTCTTGCAATTTCTGTGCATACATTTCATTCTGCCGTTCAAGTTGTTCCAAACTCGGCCGGTTCCCTAATAACGGGTCATTTTCAAACATTCCCATGATAATATCTTTGTTAGTGGTTTTTAATGGAAAGTGGTATCGCCCCCGAAGGGGCTTTACCACTAACGCTTCTTCCTGCGTGCCGGTTTTACGCCGTCGGTGCTGTGCCCTGCCTGCGTGCGCAATCGCATCCGAAAGGGTTTGCACCCTCCAATACCGTTGTTGTCGGTGTGCTCGGCAAACCTACCACACCATAAATGGCACGACAAGTCTTACGGTCTGTATAACACATGCTTTCTTTCAAAACGCCTTCCAATCCCATTTGGATAATCTTGTTTTGATAAAGGTTGGCGATTTCCATGCCATACACTTTCTTATCCAATTCACAGAACTTCTCCGAGTAACGCTCGTTGAGCGTGTCATACAAGTCTCTCTGTCCCTTGTACAGTCCGAATGCGGCCGTATTCAGTTTTTCGCTCATGTGGTCATACAGGTCACGGGAAGCCTTATAGTTTCCAAAGTCTCCTTCCACTTGAGACTTCCACAGGCCAAACTTTTCAGCCACGTCCGTATCCCGGTGGGCATACATCTGTTCCATGGTGTTCACTTTCAGCCCCCAAATGGTGTTGGTTAACGCAATGGCATCCTCACACTCCTTTTCCCATGCCTGAAAGGCTGTAGGAGCCGCACCGGAACGTCCTGCAATGGCATCACTGACGGTGTTGATATTCACGTTTTCAGGCATTCCTCCACCGATTCCCAACCCGCTTCTACGGGATGCACCCCACAAGCCCAAAGCTGTTCCGGCAATACCGAAGCCCAACGCCGTTCCGGCCATGCTCTTGGAAGCATACTCTTTCTTGCCGTCCTCGTAGACTTTTTTTTCCACGATTTCTTTCTTCTCTGTATCCATAATTAAATCTATTTAATCCGGCCAATATTAACCGTATCACAAAAATATGGATACATGGCGAATAAAAAAATCAGTTCTTTCCCAACTCATTCCCGATTCTTTCCCGATATATTCCCATCATTTTCCCGCACCTCACACGCGAAGAAAAATTGGACAGCATATAGTTTACCGCGCGTTTCGTCTTGTGCACCAATAATGCAATCCGGGAAGGGTAGAAGCCCTCCTTGGAAAGGAAATACACGAGAAGGTAACGCGCATCAACCACCTCCGTTTCCTTGCTTCCCGACAATATGATTCTTGGTGAAATCTCCGTTTCCCTGCTGACAACCTGAATAATCTCATTAAAAATATCTTCCTTGCACATACAAAATCCGATTTTTATTCATATCTTTGTCATACCACATGACAAGGCGTTTATATACAACGATAGCTCGCGATGAAGACATAAAGCCCTCAACGCGCGAGCTATTTTCGCGTCTTGTCATGTGGTAATGCAAGGAACGTTGGGGGCTTTTTTATACTCCCGTCCCCGAAGGAGTAAACATTACTTTTTCAGCCTGTACACAAACCTCCCGAATCCTATAAGGATGCAAACGACCACGGCCACGAGCGCAAAGCCCCCATAGTGCAGTTTCGTCTCCTCCCACCAGGAAAGCTTCCGTTCCACCGGATAAGGCACGCCCACGCTGTCCGTCCTCACCGACACCAACGTGTCCCTCACCACGCGCTCCCTCCAGTGCGTCCGGTACTTGTATTCCGTCCTATACACCGTGTCCCTCTCCGTCCTCAACTCTATGTGAATCGAATCCTTCAGGTAAACGCTGTCCGCAGACCACCGCGCACCATGCACGCTGTCTATCCTCACCGTCTCCACCGGCACGTACTGCACCCGTGCACATCCGCACACGGCAAACAACGACAGCCCCACCACGAGCCAGAACACCGGCACCATCAGCCAAGGCCAGAACACTTTAAAAAATCTATTCATATCCATACCGTTGTTAATTTATAAAACCAACGCCCGTGCCAACATCCAGACACCAAAAGCCAACACGAGGAAGACCAACCAAGGCGGCAAGCCCTTCCCGTCGCCCCCTCCCCCGTCGTCAAGCATCGGCCAGTATTCATCACTCATTCTCATGTTCACGCGATATTAAAGAACCTGTCAGCCTCCCATTTCCTCCGCTTCACTAGTCCGTCAAGCTTCCGCTTCTTCCCGGCCACCGTGGCATACACCCACCTCATGAACTCCGCACGCACCTCCACATCCGGGGCGCAAGCCCGTATCTTCTTCAAAAGTGTGGAACCGGCCAACGCGTCGCACCCAAGGTTGTACGCGAAGTCCACCAATGCGTCGAACTTGTTCTGACGCTCCGTCACGCCTAATTTGTCCACGAATGCCTCATACTCCGCCAAGTCACGCCTGAGCTGCCGTTCCGCCTCGCCCTCCGTCATCTTGTCGCCACGCTTCACGCCAACCGTATGTCCGTATCCTATCGTCCACACGCCCGCCGGGCACTTGTAAGCCGTGCCACGGAAACCCTCGAACCTCTTTATCGCCTCAATCAATGTGTTGCTCGCTTTCATATCTACATTTTTTTGTTTAACTTTGCCATCGCCTCCCGTGAGGGACGCCCGAAGAACTAATATGTTTTTCATGGTATTATATTTAAGTTTAACAGGGGGAGGCGGCGTGCCTCCCCGTTTTCATGCCCCGCTTCCCTTAAGTGCTTCTATTTCATTCCTTAATGCAGAAATTTCCGATTTTATGGCCTCAATTTTATCATTTAGTTCTTTTCCCATTGCTGCTGAAAGTGGATTATCAGTATTAGTGGAAGTAAGGTTGTTAACTATTTCATCTCTACCTATATATGACCTATCAAGAACGACTATCCCCTCATATGTACTGCTACTATTGTTATAATCAAACAATAAACACATGATACCTTCTACACTGTATATAACTATGGACAGATACTTATAACTTGAATCTACCCAGGCTCTCAGAGAGCATAGTGCTGTGGAAGCAATACCTTCACTAGGAGTTACCATATATCCAATACCGCCTTCACTCACTAAGTCCCAATGTTCTTGGGTGAATCCATCAAGTGCATTAATAATGTCACTTTGATTTAAGCTTCCTCCTGATAATTCATACAATTTGTAATTAAGCTTGTATGCACCGTACTTCTTCCCGTTAAACCAAATACTATTCTCATCTTCGCTGAATCGGATGCTGTCAAACGTTTTCTTGTCCTCCTTCGACATCAAACCGTCCTTGTCCGCAGAGGCCGGATTTGAGATTTCCGCAATCTTGTCATTCAACACTTTACCCTGTGCGGCTGAAAGAGCCTTTTCACTGTCATCAGAAGTCAGGTCGTCCACGACCTCCGTCTGGGAATATTCTCTGATTCTCTCCAACAGCACATGCCCGTTCCGCCCACCATCCTGGAACGGGATGCCCTCTTTCCCCGTCAGCTCCGTGCGTTCCGGGGTCTGTAATATCGTCTTTCCTTCTACTGCCATGACTACTTGTGTCTTAATTGTTTCCTTACTGTCCTTCTTGTCACCTCCGCCATCATAACGGGGCTTCCGTCAGCCCAAAGCCAAGCCTTGCCTTCCTCCAAGAGCAGGGCGTTGCCAACAAGCTCATACGGGTCCCCGCGCCCTATGATGCCGGAAGAATTGGCGCGGGTCGTTCCCAACCCCGCCATGTTCAACCGTGAATAGTTCATCCTCTCCATCATTCCGCCTCCCTGATAGTGGCCTTCGTCACTTCCGACATGCTCTCAATCCTGATGTGCATCGGATAAACGCCGTGTCCGAAGCACCAGTCTATGAACTGTCCGGTATTGTACAAAGTGTTCGGCAGGATGCACGGCACGAACGTCCCCTCGTCCGAACTCCTCTGCGAGATGTAAAACCCGCCGCCTTCCTTCCGTTCCAGATGGAGAGCATAGTCCGCGTTCACCGTCTCTTCCGCCACATACCTGTCACCCTGTAGGGTGAAATTCAAATTCCTGAGTGCCATGTCACTTTTCCTCCTTCTTTACTGTATTATTCTCATGTTCCCTTTGAAACAGAAGCTCTGCCGCCATCTTGGCTATCTCGTCCTTGTTGTCGATGATTACCCTCATCGTCTTCTCCGCCTTCCGGAGTTCCTCCTTCTGCCATGATTTCTCCCTTACCGACACGAACTCGCAGAAAATGCAGTAAGCCGTCCACAACATCGAGAACACCGGTATGGGAACCACCACGCAGCACAGGATGTCGATGAAGCACAACGTCAGGAAAGGCGTGAAGTACTTCTTTGCCTTCGTGGCCGTCTTCTTGTACCCCGTGGAAGTCCGCGCCTCGCCGCGTTGTTTGGCCTTTTGTACCCCAGAGACCAAATCCACGGCCATTGCGCCTATCGTGGCCGCCACGCATAATGCTATCAGTATGATGTGGTTCATCATGTGATTTTCTATAAAATCAATAATCACTTTTTCCATTACAATGTTTTTTTATAATTAATGCCAAAGCCCCGGTACCACAAGACAAGCCACCTGAAAAACAGGTAAGGCAGGCATCGCTGCCTTATACCCGTTGTTTCAATAGTCAGGCAGAAGCATCTTCCTTTATCTGTTTCACTATCTGTATGGCATCCGACACGTACTTCGGAAGCTCGTCGCTCTCCGGGAAGCTCGACATCGTGTAAGAGCCGTTCTCGTAATAGATGTACCCCACGTTCGTTTCCTGCACGCCTTTCCGCATGCCGTCCTCCATGGGAAACTCCACTTCCTCCACCTTGTTCACCGAGGCGTTCACGCGTACCAGTTCCTTTCCGTCCGTCTCATACTCGATGTTGTACTTGGCATTTGCCGTCGTGGCCTCTCCGTTGTAAATCACTCTCGTGCTGTTTTTCTTAATCTCCATAATACTTTTTTTTAATTAATGAATAATGTTATTTGAATTTAGCGTATTTCTTTCCACCGGATGTTCCCTCAATCATGCCCTGCTTATGGTCAGCACATTGTTTGACGATGTATATTTTGCACCGCCAGGCACGAGCAAGAGCCACACGATGTCAGGAAGCGTGCTGCTTTGTCCTGTCTGGTAGGCATGCCATCTTGCCGCGTCCACAGAGTTTGGCACGGCCACGAGTTCCACGTACGTGCAAGAGGTGCTCACGACAAGCGAGGTGTAGTTTTCCACCCCGTTGTAGGAAATTTTAGCTCCAGACGTTTGCACGCTGCTCCCACTGTATATGTAGAGGTGCGTCCCCAAGTAGTCCCCGGATGTGGGCAATGTCACAGTACCACGCGAACTTCCGTCCCTTGTGGGGAAACAGAAGAAGCCACCCTTCTTCAATACGTCCCTCGTCACCGTGACGCTGTTATTGTTGGGGTCTATTTGCGGAACGGTCTTCATGTATCCCGAGAACTCACCGCTTCCTATTTTCAGCACCCCGTCTGCGTCCACGCTTGCCGTTACATCCCCGGCATTGTTACGTATGACAAACTGGTCGCCCGTCACGGTGATTTTTTTGTTCACCACGTCTATTCCCGTGGCAAGTTCCCCGTCACGTTTGCCTTCAATGAATGAGGTGGGAGGATCTCCAGTCAAATCACCCTCAAACACCATTATCCCGTCAAAGTACAACGTGCGGTTTGTTGTCTGTCCCGCCGTGCCAAGCCGGAGTACAAGGAACTTACTACCGCTTGGTGCTGTCACCTTGTATGTTTTCCTTGTCCATGCCGAAGTAAATGCAGGTTGAAATGCAGTGAAGCCCGCAAGTTCAAGCTGGTTGTTTGTTGAAAAGTAAGCCCCTGTAGCACCACCGCTTTCTGTGAAAGAGGATGTGGCTCGTATCCACATGACTATGGTATATAATTTCCCGGCAACAACAGGTACCTGTGCACGGCCTAAATATACCCATGAGTTCCCCGTTTTACACTGTATTTTCAAACTTTTACTGCCATGTATATGTGAGGAACCGTCTATCGAAACAGTGCAATTTGACAGGTTCTGATTGGAAAGCCCACCGTATTCAAAACTGCCGTCAGGGAAAAGGTTGTCCGGCCAGATGCTGCTCACCTTCAAGGAAATCTTGCTCGTCGTCTGCTCCAAGGTCGAAACCTTGCCGTTAAGGCCGCTCACCGTGGTAGTGATGTCACTGGCGGTCTGTTTCACCTCAGAGAACTCATTTGACACACTTGTCTTGTAATTGTCAAATGAAGTTTTTTCTACACGTTGGCTTATTAACGTGGCTTGTTGGCTGATTTGGGATGAATGAGTTCTTAAGGTTGTTTCAGTATCAGTCTTGAAATCTTTGAATGTCTCATTCTTTATGTATGTCTGTTCAAACTTTTTATTTGTCGCTTCTAATTTAACGTCAAAATATTCCTTAAGCGCCCCGGCATCTTCGATGACCGGAACCCTTTGTGTACAACCGCCCATGAGGGTGCTCCCGTCATAAAGTTGGAACACAATCTCCTTGGTGGACTGTGTGACGGCTACGGCTCCCGTGTAATTCTGTATCGAACTGTCCTGGCCCACACGTTGGTATTTCAACGTCTTCTCCGTGGTCTCGCTTTGGGCGTTGCCCACATGTTTGTACTTTTTGCATGTCACGGACGCGGGGGATATGGTGATGGTGCTGCCGTCCTCTTTGTATGACTTCTTCACGATGGTCGCGGAAGGCTCTATGGAATAGAACACGGCATCGGCACCTGGGTTCCCTTGCTGTCCCTTGTCGCCCTTGGCACCCGTTGCACCCGTATCACCTTTCGCCCCCGTTATGCACACGGGATTTGTTTCCTTGGAGCTGCCATCGGTATAGGTTACCTTCGTTTTGCTCCACATGTACTTCCCGTTTACCCATGCAGGAGCTGTCGTTGACCAACTCCCACCAGACAAAGAAGTAGCAGAAGTGGAGAGGTAGTAAAGCACATCGACCGAGGAAACGCCCTTTCCTGCCGCCCCGGTTGCACCCTGCGCCCCGGTTGCACCCGTCGCCCCCTTGTCGCCCGTCGCGCCCTTGGCCCCCGTAACGCACACCGGGCTTGTAGTGGTGCTGCTATTATCGGTATAGGTTATCACGGAACGCGTCCACATGTACTTGCCGTTCGCCCATGCAGGAGGAGCGGTCACCCATGAGCCGCCCGACTGTGCCGTATTGGAAGTGGACAGATAATACTGCTCAACGATGCTCTTGACACCTTTCCCTGCCGCTCCCGTCGCGCCAGTGTTACCCTTGAAAGCCACGGAAAAAGAGAAATTCTTCGTGAAGGACTTCCCGTCCACGGTAATTGGCACGGTAAGCACTCCCTGTCCGGTGGTCAACGAAGAAGTGACGGACACCGTGAACGAGGCCGATGTGGTTCCGTTGCTTGAAATGCTCGTGGACATTCCCGATGGTGCTCCGGTTATAGTACCAATCGTTGCCGCCACCCTTGTGGCACCTTTATATGCGATAACCTCGCATTTCGTGGACGCGGCGATGGCCGCGCTCGTCGTACCTTGGAAGGCATGCGATTCGTTGCCCAGAATTATGGTGTAGGCATCCGCACCGTTCTTACCGGCGGCACCGTCCTTTCCGTTCGTACCGTTCGTGCCGTCCTTGCCATTCGTACCGTTGGTACCCGAAGAAACCTTGGCTATCGTCATCTCGTCATATACACCACCCGAGGTACAACGTATGGTCACAGACTTCGCGCTGCCCCATACCGCTGAATTGTCATGCGCAAGGGAGTAAGTCTGCGACGTGGCTCCCGATATGTTCGTGAAAGAAGTCTGCCCCGCCTGTTTATAGCTCCACTGGTAGCCGGATGTTCCCACGAGGGTGGCCGTCAAGGTGATGGACGTCGGGGTGGGATTACCTGAAAAATTGTTGGCATATACAAACACTTGGTCACCGGCTACCCTCACGTATTTGGCCGCCGTGCCGTCCGTACCGTAATAACTCACGGAGTACACCGTCGTAGGGTCGCTTTTCTTATAAGTCGTTACCGTCTTCGTCCAAAGGTATTTGCCTTTCTGTGGTGAAGGGACAGTTGCGCTCCAACTTCCCGTCGGTGTCGTCGTGCCCGAACTCCCAATCTGGTAAGTATTCGATACCGAAACGATACCGTCACCGTCAGCACCCGGTTTACCATCCGCGCCATCCTTGCCCGGCGAACCCGTCGCCCCGGTAGCTCCCATCTTACCCACACTGTACGACGTGGATGTGGCATTGTCCGTATAGGTTATCACCGTGCGCGTCCAAAGGTACTGGTTGGCAGCCACGGACGGGACTGACGCGTTCCAAGTCCCCGTGGGAGGCGTAGTCCCCGAAGTGCTCGCTTGGTAAGTCACGGCAGTACTCTTGATGCCTTTTCCGTCAGCACCATCGTCACCTTTGAACTTGGACCAAGTGTAATCCGAAGGGGTGTTGCTTTCCGTGGCGGTGGTCTTGTTCACTGCTATGCCTATGTACTGTGTCGTGGATTTGGGAGTGTCATACATTCCGCTACCCGTAGAATTGTCGGAATACTTAATCCATGTATAAGTGGTTTTGCCGTCAGCACCTTTGGCTCCCGGTACACCCTGGTCTCCCTTTTCACCTTTGATAAGTGACCAGGTGTAATCCGAAGGAGTATCACTTTCCGTGGCGGTGGTCTTGTTGTAAGCGAACCCGATATAAGTCTTTCCGGTAGGCGAGTTGCTTATGCCGGACCCGGACGCATTGTCCGCATATCGAATCCAAGTATAGCGTGGTGTTCCGTCAGCACCTTTTGGGCCTTGTACGCCTTGCGGGCCAGTGTCCCCCTTGTCGCCCTTTTCACCATAAGTACCGATAATCACCGGGCTGCTCGTATATTTCGTGTCATTGGTGTAAGTCACCACCTCATAGTTCCAAAGGTACTTCTTGGAAGATGAAGTAGTCTGCACCGAAGTCGTCCATCCTGACGTTGAAGTTGTCACCCCGCTCGATGCCGAAGAGGCTAAATAATATTCCGTGATGGACTTGATTCCCACACCCGTCGCCCCGGTATCCCCCTTGTTGCCAGTATTCCCATATACGCCTATGACCCTCTTCTTGGTCTCGCTTGTCGTGTTGTTGGTATAGGTGACAATTTCATAATTCCACAGGTAACGGTTCGTTGTGGTCATTGTCGGTACCGTGTCGCTCCACGATGTCGGAGCATTGGTGTTCGATGCGGATACGGCATACTTGTTGGTTATGGACTTGATGCCAACTCCGTTGGTGCCGTTTATTCCGTCCGCACCGGCCTTTACCTTGAATACGGAGAATACGGCTGAAAGGTCCGTCTTCCCGCCCTTCTTGGCCGTGACCGTCACAGTGCCCGTGTCCGCACTCACTCCCGTGACCGTGATTTGCCCCGTCGATGAGTTCACGTTTCCCGAGCATCCAGAGAATGCACCCGTGAACGCCCATCCCGTATCCGGTTCGGTGCCATAGTATACCGTGGCCTTGCTGCTTGGGAAACCGCCAGTGACGTTCCCCGAAGCGTCGCACGATACCGGCCCGCTGTCGCTGCTCAAATCAAGAAGGTAATGCCCCGCACGCGCCGCATCCTCAACCGCCTGGTTCGCCTTGTTCGTCGCATCGTCCGCAGCCTTCTTGGCCGCAGCGGCAATCGCATCGAGTATGGTCTTCCGCGCATCGTAATAGGCTGATATGTTCGAGTAGTCGCTCCCCACCGTGATATATTCCGGTGAAGAAGCCGTATATTTCGTAAGCGCGGCCGAAGCCTTGTCGTATGCCGCCTTGTATGCCGTAGTCGATACCGAATAACGCGCCGCGTTGGCCGTAATCTCGCCGTATTCCGAACGGATGTCCGCCTGCTGCTGTTTCAGGGCTGTCTTTTCGATGGGGGATATGAGGTTGTCGCTCTTGATGTTCGTCAGTTCCTTGTTGGCATTCGTGGCATCCGTCTGCGCCTTCTTGGCCGCTTCCGCTGCGTCATCAGCCGCCTTTTGCGCATCCTCTATCATGCCGTTCACGTCCTCGATGGCGGGTGTCCACGCGGTGGCAACATTCCCTTTTTCGAGTTTCAGGTTCTTGAAACAGATGTAACTTACTTTATTATAAGAAAAGTACAACACTTGCGAACCTTTTTCCGACAGGTCGTTTGTTACAAGCTTTAACACGACGTGTTTCCTCTTGTTGGCCTCAAAACTGAATGAAGGACTATTGGTAAGTTTTCCCGTAGCATTGGAGCCCATTATTGTGGCTGATAATGTATTTGATATATTGGACAATACATCAAAGCTCAGCATGTAGGTGGTATTGGGTTCAAGCAAATCCAATGTGCCATTCAAATTGTAATAAATGATACTCCATGAGGATGGTTCTTTGGTAAGTTCCAACTTCACACCTTTTACCCCCTCGTCAACCCACTCGGAAATGGTGAAAAGCGTCTCCCCCTCATTCGTGTTTGCGTACCACCTCTTCTTCCCTTGGTTGGTCTCCATGAGGATATTCCGTCCCCCGACTTCAATCCCCGCCACCACCTTGTCCGCATACGCCTTCGCCGCGTCCGAAATGGCCGTCAGGGCGGCACTCTTCTGCGTATAGTACGCCGTGCGCTTCGTGGCGAAGTCCGAAGGGATGGCCACGGTCTCGGAAGAAGAGGACACCACGCCGTTGATGGCCTTCCGGTAGTTCGTGTAAGCCGTGTTATAAGCCGTGGGAGTGCCAAGCCCGTACTTCGTGTAACCGTCCGCGACCTGCGTCTTGTCCCCGTCGATGCGGGCGAGTTCCTCCTTCAACTGCTTCTTTTCGGAAGGGGAGAACTTGCCGTCGGCCGCCCAATCGTCCATGCGCTCCTTCTCGGCATCCACGTCCGCCTGTGCCTTGTCGGCGGCATTCTTCGCCGAAGCCGCGTCCTCTATGGCCTGCGAGGCGTTCTCCGCCGCCGCGTCAGCCGCCTCTTGCGCGTTGTCGGCCAGTTCCTTTGCCTTTTCCGATATGGCGTTCAGCAAGTCCGTGCGTGCGTCATAGTAAGCCTTGAACTTCGCCCTGAACTCCGTTCCCGTGATGTTGCTCGTGGAGCTTAAATCTGACAACAGGGGTGTGACATACGTGCTCAAAGCCGTGTATGCAGAGCCGTAGGCTGTCTTGGATACTCCGAACTTGTCAGCCGAAGCGTCGTTTTTAGGCTTCTCGGAAGCTATCACGTCCCATTCATTCTTGGCCTGCTGTTTCTCCTGCGCCGTAAGCTTGTTGTCGTTGGCGATGTCCGAAAGCATGGAGTTCGCCTCGTCGGCATCGGCCTGGGCGTTTTTCGCGGCCTTGGCCGCATTGTCTGCGGCAGTCTTGGCCTCGTTGGCCTTCCTGGCCGCCTCGCTCGCCGATTCTGCCGCTTCCTCTGCCTTCGCGGCAGCGTCGTCTGCTGCCTTTTTCGCCGCGTCCGACGCTTCCTTGGCCTTTGCGGCGATGGTATCCAATATCGTCTGCCGTTCGGAATAATAGGAAGAGATGTCCGAATAGTCGGATTCCACGGTGATGTATTCGGGAGTGGAGGCGGTGTATTTGGTAAGCGCGGCATCGGCCTTTTTGTACGCGGCCTCATAGTCCGCCACGTTTATGGAATACTTTCCGGCCTCCGCCGTTATCTGCCCGTGTTCCGCCTTTATGTCGGCGTGCTGTTGCTTCAGCGCGGTTTTCTCCACCGGGCTTATCGTGCCGTCGGATTTCAGGTTGTCCAGTTCCGTGTTGGCGGCTTGTGCTTCCGTCTTGGCTTCCCCTGCCGTGGCGGCGGCTTCGTTGGCGGCTTCCTGTGCCGCATTCGCGGCCTCCGCAGCCTCCCGTGCGGCCTCTGCCGCCTCGTTGGCCTTAGTGTCGTCCGTATAGCGTGAGGCAAGCTCCCAATGCGAGATGGAGAAAGCCTCATTCTCTTTCTTGGAGGTCTTGCAACGCAGCAAGTCGTTCTTGTACGTCTCCCCGTAAGTCGCGTTCACCCAAAGGTCGCCCACGTCGTAAGCCTGCCCCGTGGTGGGTTGGCTGACGAACACCCTGCGTTTGCCGTCAGCCGTGTCCTGTGCCTTGGCCGCAGCGGCCAAAGCCTTTTCCGTGGCCGTGTCCGTGATGGCGTTCCATTTCCACGTGCTGCCGTCCTTCACCCATTTCCAGCTCTTGCCCGTGCTGAGATTGGTATAAGTGTCGTTTGAATGCGCCTGTTTTAGTTCTTCGGTGGTCCACTCGTTCGCAGGGTAGTTGGAGGTTGTCGGGTCGGTTTTCTCAAAGTAGCTTTCTATTGCGCCGTCAATCTGGTTCTGCAAGTCCCCGGCGGTCTGCTGTAGGGCGGCGATGTAATTCTGCTGCTCCGCCAGACGCTCCACTGCGGCCTCCACCTTGCCGCCCACCTCGTCCACCTTGTCCTGCACTTCTCCCACCGAACCGTCAATGTAGTCCTTCACGGATTCGCCGCTCGACCATTTGAACACGTCCGCGATGATGTTCACTTCCTTGCGCGAGAACGAGGCAAACTCCTTCCCGTCCAACTTGTAAGAGCTGATGCCACGGTACATCTTGAAATAAGGCGCGTCGTTCCCGTAAGCCGCAAGGATGATGGCCGCCTGGCGGGACGCGTCATCCCGGTTTCCCAACTGCACGATTTCGTCACCGGCGGCCGGTACCGTGCTGCCCGTGTCGCAGTCCGTCTTCGAGAGGTCTATGTAGTTGTCCCCCACGCCCGTCACCAGACGCCAGTAGTAAGTGTTCTTCACGTTCTCGTTCACGCCCTCCTTCACGTTGAACGTCTGCGCACGGGCAAAGTCCCCCGCCACGAACTGGTTCTCAACCGTCCTTTCCCCGTCCGTGGCCTTGAAGTAGCAGCGGTAATAATCCCCCTTGTCCTCCGCTTTCACGCACGACATGGAGGCAGGTGACAGGATAATCTGTCCTCCCACATGCTTGATTTCCTGGATCACAAGTTGGATGAACTCGGCCGCCTTGCGCACAAGCATGCGGTCAACCTCGATATAGGAATCCCCGTTCCCGTCCATTTTCAGGCACATCCCCGTGCCCAATGCTCCTGTCGAGAAGCCCGGCGACTGTATCCCGTTGGCTGTCACTAATTCACGCACCAAAACATTAAGCAGTTCCGCAGCCCCGTCCGCGCCAATCTTCGCGCCCGATTTCCCTGCGGAATACTTCCCAATTTCCAATGCCCCCCTCAGCAGAAGCGAGGCCAGTTCCGCCGCCCCGTCGGAAGAGATCTGGCCGCCGGATTCGCCGGATGAAAAATTACCGATTATCAGCCCTTGGAGGAAAGTAATGATGCCCGAAGCGGTATCATCGTTTAACTTTGAAAGGAACTTCTTGGCCAGTTCTTTGTTGTTCTTTTTTATCCCTTCTTTTATCTCCTTGTCTGTCCTTAGCGAAGAATAGGCGTTTGTATCCGACGGCTCGGTTTCATCGTCCTTCTTTATCAAATACACATTTGTACCTGATGTTGAAGAGCTAACCTTTCCAGAAAAGTAACGGCTTCCGTTCAGTTTGATGGAATCTATCTTGTCTTCAAGTGCGCCAAGACGGGAATAGGAGGCACTTTCACCGATGGTATACACAGGAGAATCCCATGGAATGTCAAGTGCAAGTTCATAGCCAAGCACACGCATAGTACGGGGGCTTGGGAAGAATGAGGGGTTGTTGACCGTTACCTTCTGGCCTACATCGAAAGGACAAGGTGTTTCCTGTGCCTCATTACGTGCCTTTGACCAGTCTGACATGAGTTTGGCCGACACGGTTCCGATGTTGTTCCTGATTTTCTCGGCATACTTCTCTGCTTCAGATTTCAGTTCCTCTTCCGCTTCTGTGACAAGGTTCTCAAAAACATATTCCGTGTCGTATCCGGCCATGACAAATTCATTCCCGGCCTCTGGTTTCATTACCGTATCCGGCAAACGGCCCCCGTAGTCCTCGTTGGCAACTATTTCAAAGCATGTGGACGTATTGTCACTCTTTTCCGGAAGGAACGTAAGGCCGAATGTAAGTCCGGCAAGCTTTCCGGTTTGGAAGGTGATCGTAAGTTTCTCTGAAATCACATAGGAATTGTCGAACCCCACAAGCCCGGTGGTCTTGATGGTATACACCGGTACTTTCATTCCTGTGGGTTTCTTTTCCTCGCCTTCCGTGACATCAATCATTTCTTCTTCGACCGAAGATATGGAAAGCACCTTGCGTGGATAGACGTAATCGAAAGTCACGATGCCCTCTATCACTTCGTCTGGTGACATGTCGGGGTATACGTCTATATACGGTGTGCCTTCAGGAAGCATCAGCCTGCGTTGTACAACCCCGTTTACCGTAAGGCCGTCAACGTCGGAATCGAAATAACCGAGGGGGACATTCCCTTTTACAAGTCCGTCAATCGTGAATTTGGCACCTATATATAGTTTGTCGTTTGACGTGATTTCATATAATAAAGTGGCATGCTTGTCTGTATAGGGCATGGCGTTGCGGTTGATGGTCACTCCTATTTTGTGGTTCTCACCATCTTCATCAACATAATGCACGTCTGTTTCCACATACCCATACACCGAACTCAATATGCAGTCCCCGACAAGAGTATATGGAATATACGTAACTAATGGGGAAGTACAAGAATATGTAATTCGTAAATACAGTTTGCGTATCAATCCGTAGGGACTTTCAAAACTTTCCTTGGACAGTTTCAGCGTCTTGTTTGAATTGTCAACGGTATAGCTTGATTCTGACAAAACTGTGCTTGCGTCATTTTCGGATGCCACGATTTCCACTTTTACCTCCAATACGGCATTGGGGAATGACGAAAAGTCATAACTGAACACCATTGAAGACAAATCAATGACATAACGGGATTTGTACAGTTGCATGACATTTATGGTAAGATTGTCATACAACTCATATTCTTTAATGTCCGGAGTGGCCAAGCTTGCAGACACCGTGCCTACACCGTCCATCTGTTTTTCATAAGAATGGTACTTTATGAGGTCTTTTCTGAAAAAAGATGGGTTTACAGGCTTCTTGCTATCCTTGAAATCACTTTTATTTCCAGAACGGTCAAGTGTGTCTATGGTGAACTCCAATTTTTTCCTATACCGCGATGATATGTTCTGCGTGGAGCCGAAGGCGTATATGCGCGTGAAATAATCGCCGCTGCTCTTGGACAGGCTCATGGTTTCCGCCTCTTCTCCAAGGCTTATTTCCACTGCTTCCCCATTCTCACAACGTCCGAAACGGATTTTCTTGCCCTCCATCCACCACTCGCAGTTTGCGGCTTCCGCAAGGGCGGTAAGCGCATCTATGAGGTTGGTGTTGGAATAGTGCATGACCAAGGCATCCACGTTCACGTCATTGGCAATCTCATATTCATAGTCCTCACCGTTATATTGGAATCCCCATGCTTTCAGGTTACGAAGGAAGATGTCAAGATGGTATGACAGTTGCGCAGTCAAATCCCATGCCGCCTCATTGCCTCCCGTTTCAGGGCTGTACTTGAAAACCTTGTTCTTCCACTTCATGTAAGAGGCTTCCATCTTCAACTCATAGTCATAACCGCCCGTGGAATTGTTGAAAGATGGATTCTGGTCTTCTATGATTTCAAAGCGTCCAAACTCGCACTCTGTATGACATCCGAGTTTGAACCGGACTGGATAAAGCAAGGAAAATTTGAGCGTGATATAGTCGTCTTTCATCAACTCAAATTTTCGTTTGCTTCCTACACCTATCGGTGTGGACAAAACTAATACCTCGTTGTTATCCTTTATTTCTATCATATACCCAAAAGTAATGAATATTGCTCATGCTACATTATATTGGATAACTGATTTTGCAACAATCGGGCCATTGTCACAAATCTCCTCGATTTGCCGGGTTGGGTTCCTCAAATTTGGCTGAAAATTTTCCGAAACACCTGTTAAAGCTTAACCCATAAGATATATTTTTACCCAAGTAGACCAAGTTATAAACTTCACTTCCTATTGCTGGGACTTTGATGGCCACGACCCCTTTACCAAATTCTGTCAGGAATGCTTTTTTCTTTGTCCTATAATCAATTTCTGTGGTACCCGTAATGGTAAATGACAATGTCAATTCGCGGGAATCTAATTTGGCATTATCTGTTATCACGCGCTTGCCATGCTCCAACCGGCTTTCATTCTCAATGTAGTCTTTCATTGGTACAGGTGCATCTATTGAATCAAGGAATCCTTCTCCCATACATACACCCCATGTTGTCCAAGCATCTTTTCCGTTAATTAGTAATTCTCCTTTCATAATCTTGATGTGTTTCGTTTTACTTCTTCCATATCCTTTTGCATCTGTTTGATTGGCTTTACTATTTCACCTGTGTTCTCTCTGATTTGTTGAAGTTCCAAATAAGAATTGGCCAAAATTGTACGGGTCTCGTCGGAAATATTGTACATGCCGCCCATTTTGGACAACAATCCTGAAATCGAGCCTTTAAGTTCAGTTATGGCAATGGCCTGCTGTTGGTTGGCGTTCTCGATACGATATCCCGTTTCCTGAATGGCCGTGAGCCTTCCGTTGGTCTCATCCACGCTTTCTTGGGATGCCTGTACCTTGACCGCGCTACTGGCCTGCCGGTCGGAAGCCACGCCTGACGTTTTCCACCCGAAATCGTTCATGAGCTGTTCCCGTTCGGCAAGCAACTTTTCAGCAAGTTCTTTCTGTTCTTGCCGTAGCCTTTCAGCTTCCTCCGGAGTAAGCTTGCCACCACTTTCTGAATCTGCCGCCCATTGGTTATACAGGCTTTCTATTTCGTCTTTATACTTGTTGGCTATAAGCGAAGAAAATATGGCTTTCTGCAAATATTTCTCGAAGTTGTCGGCAAATTCTTCGTTTGTTGAATCCAAGTCGGACAGCAAATCCACATATCCGCTTTTGAACTCGTCAAGGCCGATTCCGGTCAATGCCTCTTTTTCCTTTTGGGCGATTTCTTCCAACTGCTCCCCATAATCCGCTATGTTCTGGATGTAGTCGATGAACTCGCCGTTCACCTCACCCAATACGGACACAAGCCTTTCATCCGTCAATAGCTTCTCCATCTGTTCGGAAGACAAGTCCCACAATTGGTATTCAGCCGTTATCTTCTCTCCAACGAGGCCGGATATGCGTTCGTAATCTTCTGCGGTAAGACGGTCATTTATACGGTATCCAAGAGAATGGGAACCAGCACTACTTCCGCTTGAAGCCAACTGTTTGATGAGTTGCCGTTGACGCTCTATCTGTACATTGACAAGCCTTGCAGCTTCGTCGGCGGCTTTCTGCGCCTCGATGCCGTAATCAATGTCAATATACTCCATTTTCTTGTCTATGAGTTGGTCCCAAATGTCTATCAGGGTATCATATTGGGATTTCAAGGCTTCATATTCCGAGTAGTCGGCACCAAACTTTTCCTTGAAGAAGCCACCTATCCCTGATATAATTTTCATTCCGGCACTTATGGCGGCCAGTACTGTGGATGCTTTATCCAAAGCCGACATTTCCGCATTTATCGCCTTTATGGCACCCACCGCTTGTAATGAAGATGACGCGATGCCTCCGGCCAAAGAGATGATTTCACCGAATGTTCCCCCTACAGTATCTCCTATCTCCTCGAATACATCGTTCACATCGGTAAGAACTTTATACAGCTTGTCCCAATCCTTTGTGGACTTTCCGGGAGATACCTCTTCTTCTATCTTTTTCTTTTCAAGGGCATTTCTTAGCGTGTCCACTTTCGCCCTCTTGCCCGCCAAATCAGGATTGTCCGGGTCACTGATTTCCATGTTCATCATCTCCTGATATGCCTGATTAAGCAATTCACGGAGTTTTTCAAGTGACAAGTCAATTACGTTGTCAGCCCATGAATTAAAACTTTCCTCACGGGCGGCAAACTCATTGTCAATGGCTTTTAACGTTTCCTCTTCCTGATAATCTATTTCTTTCAACTGGGCACCGGAAGCACCGGCATTCTTATATTTTTCCCTTTCCTTGGCAAACTTTTCCCTCGTGGCATTGTACTTCGTGACATAGTCCTGATATTCAGAAAGGGAATCCTTATAAAAATCCGCTATTTCCATTTTCTGCCTTTCCCTCGTTTCCTTTCCCATAATGTCGAACGCGGATGTATCAACACTTACGGTGGAAGAATCAAATGCCTTTGTCTTATAGTTCTTGTCCTTGGACGCTTTCAACTTCTCCTTGGCATCAAAAGCCTCCTTTTCCATTTGTATGATGGCATTGATGTAATCCTGCCGCTGTCGGCCAATCTCCTGCAACTCTTTTTTATGGTTGAGTTCCATTTGGGCTTTCTCTTTCTCAAAGCCTTCATCCATGGCATCTATCCGGGATTGGGCCACTTTATTCTCCAAATCTTCCTGTTGGCGGATGCGGTCTGTGGCATTCTTTCTTTCGATTTCAACAATACGTGATTGCTGATTAGTTATCTTATTCGTATTGTCATTCACTTTTTTATGAGATTCTTCAATACCAGATTTATCCAATTCTGATTTTGCCGCTTTTTCGTACCCTGCTGCTAAATCAAAGTAAGCATCACCAGCTTTCTCTGCGGCATCTGCCTCACTATTTAGTGATTTTATATTATCTCGAACAGATTGTTCGTAGTCTGTAACTGTGGCTCCTATAGTTCCTTGTGCGCCAGGTACTATTTTACGCCTACCATATATAGCGGCTTTAAGTCTATCAACTGCAGTTGGGCCTTCTTCTTCTAATTTATTTTGTTTTGTTTCTGCTTCATTTCTTTTCACTAATGCTTTTTCATATTCATCTGCCGCTAATTTTTGAGCAGCTGTGGCTTTAGCCCTTAACTTAAAAGCCTCTATGATAGCGCTTGTATTTTTGACAAAAGCATTCTCTGCGTCTTTTACTCCATTTATAGAGATACCAAGCTTATCAAATTCTGTTTTATTATCATTTATCCATTGCAATTGTTCTTTTTGAGAAGACAACTTTTTCCATTCAGATGAAAGTTTCTTGACCGAAAGAATATTACTACCATAACTTCCGTTATTTTTCTCCAAGGATTCATTTACTTTCTCCATTGCCTCTTCCGTAGACAATATTGCATCTTTGGACTTAAACAAATTACTAGTCCATTCCACAATTTCCTTACCATACATTGAAAGCACAGTTATCCCAACCATCATAGCTGTTTGCCAACTAAACAAAGACGAAACAAGCTGCTTCCATACCGGTACTCCTTTCTGTCCGGACTTCTTTAATTCCTCGTTGGCGATTTTTGCACGCTTTATCTCATCGGTCAAGATGGGAAGATTGTTCGATATAGCAAGAAAGAACATGTTAAGTCCCATTGTTGCCGCCGGAAGTTCACGTACTATCTGCTGTACAGACATATTAAGCCCGTTCCATCCCGAAGCATAGTTCCCTACATTGCGTTGGTGATTTCCTATCGTGGCATCCAACTCCTTTATTTTTGCGTCTGCCTGATTAATAGATGCAAGTAATTCCTTTCCGAAAGGTGATTTCCTTTCTTCTTCCGTCAGTTCACGATAAGCAATCTTCATGCGTGACAATGACTGTGAAAGCCCGTTCATTGAAGTGGCCGCGACATTATCCATTTTCACATTGTTCATCAACGTTTGACGAACTTCCGACAATGCAGCCTTATGAGTTAACAGAGAATTGTTGAGTTGTTCCAACCGTTTTTGTTGAGCCGTAGTCAAAGAGGAATTGCCTGACTGATATTTAGTCAGATTCTTTATCTCTTCGTTTATCAGACGGATAGCATTCTGTTCTTCGATTAAGCGTTTGATGTTTTGCATACGCGTTCCCATAACTGCGTCAATTTCTGCCGCCAGTTCATCATACGCCTTAGCCTGTGCCTGCACGCTTGCTGTTTCCGCATTATTCGCAGTTGTTTTTACATTACCACTACCAAATTGCGGATTCATACCTGCCGCTTTTGAAAGCTGCTCCTGCGCCTTGATAATCTTTTCCGAAGCATCGTTTATCCGTTTGGTAGAAACCATTATTTTCCCCTCAGCTTCCGACACCTTTCTTACCAAAGCATCATATTGCCTCATAAGGGATTTCAACTGCGCTTCCATCCCCTTGGCAATATCAATGTCAACTTTCACATTGATTTGCTTCAATGCTTTCTTGACATTCTCTATCTCCATTCTTAACTGTTGAAGTTTCTGTATGTCAGATGATACATCTGTAATTATTCCTGCCATATATCATTTACCTATTAAATTCCACAATAAATAAGTACCCCTGTCTATCACGTCATAACCTTTGGACGAGACATAGCTTGCATATTCCATTCCGGCTACAAGGATAAACGCATATCCCATAGTTCCCCTTATTCGTGAACGGGCAAACTCCAAACCTTTGCGGCTTCCCTCTGAACCATCCCCGTACTTACCTTTAGCCCAAAAGGAGACATGCTTACCTGCCTTAGTGGTAAACTCCACCTTCTGCATGTTTTCGCCTCTTCCCTGTATCTTGTAGAAGCCGCCTTCACGTAGTATCTGCCCATTGTAAGCTATTACATAGCCAATGGAGCTGCGCAAGTTTCCCGTGATATTTTGGTAATTACCCTCCGCTATGGCTTCTTGTACGGCTTTCTCTCCGGCATCAGCCAAGCGATCCAAATAGACATCCTCCAATTGCCGTTCCAGTGCGTCCAGACCTGATATATCGCCTTTGAATTGCATTACTCGTCAAATTTTCTATTCTTGAACATGTCCTCATCCGACACTTCACGTAATACTTCGCCGAAAGCCACATGGAGCTTGTCTTTTTGCATGATTACCAAGTTGCGGTAGGGTATCTTATTCACCACTTCATCGTAAGACAAATGCAGATTTTCCATGAACGATGCGATTTGTCCCAGTAAGCAATCATTTCCTACTGTTTCGGTTTTGCTGTCAGATTTGCTACGTTCTTGGCTAAAGCCAACAGCTTGGAAAAATTTTCAGTAGAAATCAATGAATAAGCTTCTTCCAAAGCGTCACTCAGTTCTTTATCTGTCCCATTCAATAGCTCTTCAAACAGACTTTCGTCTCCTTGTATCAACCACGACAAGGCGTGCGCAAACGCTTCCGGATTCTCTTTTGACAAAAGCACTTCTTTAATAGTATCTCCATTGATGTCCGAAAGCCAATAACCTGCTCCGGCAAGTTTTTTCATTGTTGGCGGCATAATTATATACGCATTCCCTGCTACTACCACTGTTTTAAAGTCCATATCAAGAATGGCACTTGTTACTATTTTTGCTGCGTTTTGTTCCATTGATAAAAACTTAAAAAGGGTAAGACAAAACATTATCGCCTTACCCTTAGAATTAAACATTACCCTGAAATCTCTACAAGAACAATCTTTTTGTCCACTGTCTTGCCTGCATCGGAAGGTTTGGTCTCTATTGTTCCCGACTGAGTAGTGTAACCGACTTTCGACACTTCATAGCGAACGGAAGCACCGGCGTTCACCCGCTTTGACTTTACCGTATCGCCGTCCAGTTTAACGGTAGCGTCGGAAGGCGTAGGGGTTACGGTGACGGTTGTTCATGCGGCATCGACTTTTTCCCCTTCAAACAAGTAATCTGATTTAACTCCTTCTGCCGGATTCGACATGGCAACAGCTGTAACGCCTAAGCCAATGTTCTTTTCCGCTTGTGTTCCTTTTGCAATAACGGCAGCATTGGTAAAGACAATATAATTGCCTGTTTTGGTTTGTGCCACAATACCCAAGTTAACAATGCCAGGCGTATCAGAGGAAGCCCAACCGGCATCTGTGTCAACCTTTTCTCCGCCTTGCAAGGCAACCTTATCGTCAAAAGTCCATTCACCCATTGTAAATGCGATGGTTTTTGCTCCCTTTTGGGTAACATCACGATAATAAATTTCCCCGTTCAACTCATTGATATAGTCAGTATAGGTAGGGTCATCCTCCGTGTACTGCCACGTGTCTTGGTGGGAGTTTTTGACTTCTGTCATTTCACCAATCAGAGTTTTCAAACTTGTTTTTGTCACGGCTTCATCTATCACATCGCCGTACCAAATCTTTTTAATTCCTATAAATGGCTTCATATCAGTTTACATTTAGTACTTGAAACAAAATTCTAACATTCACATAATGACACTTTAAAGCTGTGTCCGCTTCCGTTCCGATAGAATCAATCGAATAATAGTAGCTTGACCCGTCATATTCCCCTACCACATCATCCAAGACCTCCTGCGCTTTCCGTTCCAGTTCCTGTAAACGGATGAGGTTTGCTTTACCTCCCAAGTCCGGCACACAAAGATTCACTTCCACAAAGCCTTTCTTCCAATAGGTTTCAGGAGATTGGGTTTTGGTACGAATAATCACCCTTTCAGAAGACAGTTCCTTATCCTCGTCAGGGATGTTGCCCGATTGGTAAACCTCTATGCCGAAAGCCTTGCAATCCCGGTAGAGTATGTTCGCTATGTCGGTCGTTACTATCATTTAATCAATTCTTTCAATCGTTTCTCTGCATACAAAGCCCCTCCACTTCTTACCCTGAAGCCCTTGCTTTCCACATTAGAGGCATAGTGATAACCTTTGGGACTTTCTGCATCGTTATACAAAATCAAACTACAATCTTTCTCAACCTTATGCTTATTGGACTTGCGGAGCGTGCCTGTACGGTTTTGATAAGTTCCATCTTTCACATCGTAGTCATCAGCTTCATTGCCGATTTTATCGACTGTTTCGCGCACTTCGTTTGTTCCTTGCTCTTCAAAAGCAGGAAAATCCGACCAATCAAATTTGACACTTACCCTAACCATATATCACAACGCCCTTTCAGTTCCTCCGAATAACACTCGGCATTCTTGATTACCTTGCCCTCGCCAATCACTTCCTGCGTTTCCTTATCCAAACACCTTACTTTTGTATCTAATGCCAATTTCTTACCCTCATACACCACATGGTAGGAGTAAACCCACAGTTTGCCGTTCACCGACACTTCCTGTTGTTGGGAATTGTCGTGACAGAAACATTCTGTAAGCTCGTCCCACGATTCGCCGCCAGTTCCGGATATCGGTCGCCCGTACTCGTCATTATCCGGCGGTATTACCGTCCTTACCATTAATATGTGAGGTGCTTCGTCCAACATCAGAGAAAAGTCACTTTAGGTTTGTTCGTATTCAATTCGTCTTTCAATCCGTACCGTTTGCACATCAGGAAATAGTAATCTTTGATACCTTGAATGTCCCATGATTGCGATTTGGAGTGCCCGTTTTCCGATACGGACTTGGAACTACCACGAAGTAAAAGGGTAGGGATAAACTTTGTCATACCTACCGAAATCGGTTGGATATTGTCTTCGTTTACATCATCCTCTCCGCTTATCTTCATGGGCAAAAGGATTGTAAGGAGATTGGCATCGCTCAAAGCAACGCCAAAATCCCTGAAGGTCTGCCTTATGTAGTCAGATACTTTCATTATCCTAATGCACTCAAATCGGCAATCGCCATCTTGTTAGGAATCTCAATATTCGGAATCGCTTCCATTCCATATTCCATAAAACGACCTTCCGAGTTGCGGTAGGATGAAATAAACATCTTTCCGTCCTCCGCTTCGGTATAAGTTCTACCCGGAATGCGGTCAATCATTTCATAAGGACGTTTCCACTTCATTGTTCCCAACTTCTTGCGTGGGTCAATAGCAGGGAGGAATGAAACCTTATCGTCAGGAACGGCATTTACCATTTCATCCTCTGACGTTTGAATCCATTCTTCTTTGATTCGGATTCGGAACGGAATATCAACGGCACCCAAATAACGGTTTACCATTTCGGTAGTCACCATATTACCCGAATTAAACTCCATATCACCGAATTTCATCGTGTATTTGCCCAAGAACTCCGTAGAAGCGGCAATACGCTTGTTGAACGTGTTGCGGTTCATCTCAGCAATCGCGAACGCATAACCTTTAGTACGGAGTTTATCTACAAACTCTGTATTCATCCAAGTGATGATATTATTCTTATCACCTGAAGTGGCTTTCTTCGTATAGATAGGCAAAGTAATATCCGCAATAGAAACACCCTTCTTGTTTTCCTTGCCATCAACCTTGCATTTGCCGGTAAAGCGCAAACTTCCCAGCATCAAGTCGAAGCGTTTCATCGGAGCCAACAAGCACTGGCGGACATCATCAACCAAGAAATTGACGATTTCATTCAGCTTAATATCTCGTGCTTCTGCCGAACGTGCCTCGTTGAACTCGTCAATAAGAATTTGCAAACGTTCCAAACGGGTATTATCCATTTGGTACGCGTCACCCAAGCAAGCCACTTCGCCATAACCTTTAGACAGCGCATGACGCTTTCTCAAAGGCTTGTTTGCATACCGGTCAATAACCGTACCGGCAATGACACCGACAACAGTTCCCATATAGGTTTTAAACGTACCATCAGGATTTGCCTTGTCATATACAAGGTAGTCCTTCCAAAAGACTTTATCCATGTCAAGCATGGAAACGATGGTACGGTCAATTACAGATTTCATAATTCGGGAACTCCCGAGAAGCATATCAATCGTTAGTAACATTTAGACCTCCTTTCGTTAAATAAACATGAATCTGTCACCCAAAGACACCTTATCTTCCTCTGTGAAAGGAATGTAAAGGTTATCTTCTTCAATGCCGAACACACGACCTACAAAAGCTATCGTATCCTCATCATCCATCTTGCGCCAACCAAAAGAAGCGAAGTTTGCTGTATATTTGGCTTTTGCATCACTTGCCCCTTTTGCTTCGGGAAGGACTGTTCCTTCCTCGATAGCCGCCGTTAAATTTTTCGATGCAGTAATTACATCATATTCCTCATTAGAGGTATCTACACTCTTGACAGTGATGACATTCGTACCATCAGACAAAAGCATTCCGGCTTTGACGAACTGGCAAAACTTATTCTTTTTTATTTTTATTGTCGCACCTGTCGTTTCTGCTTTCTCCAAAACTTTTACACGAAGGCAAACACGAGCCTTTCTCTCAACCTTATCACGGTAGAGTGGCGCAAGTTCAGGCAACCACCCTTGTGCCGGAAGATTGGATTTATCCAAGTCCATACCACCATCTTTCAAGCGATAAATGGTACTTTCATCGCACACTTCATGTTCAATGGGTGGCATATCTTCATTCCATTTAATTTTTCCTGACATAAACTAATTTTTAGCTTGTTCAACAATTTCTTTTGTTCCCTTGTCAATTGTGGCGACTATCGAGTCAATATCATCAGTCGGTTTCGGGTCTCCACTGTCGGGGAGTACACTTTGTAGCCCTGCATTGACAAACGTCTGTTTTGCGTCCTTCATAAATGTATCCAAGTCCGCATCGTTCGGAATGTTCAACATGGGTACAAGTGTTTCGGGAATACCATACTCCTTTGCCTTGGCGGAGACCTGCGCATTACGCTGTGCTTGTGCGCGCTCCTGTTCGTAACCGGCAAGTTTTTCAGAAAGAGTTTTGTTGGAATCAATCAAAGCTTGTGCCCAAGAAGGTACATCGTCTTTCTTTTCTTCTTTCGGTTTAGGTTGAGGATTGGGATTCTCGATTTTCTTTTTCAGTTCGTCCAATTGCTTTTGTAGACCCGATTTTTCGTTTCGTACATAATCAACATCTCCCTGAAAACCCTTAAAAAGCCCTTCGACCCCGTCGATGGCGGTTTCTATCTGACTTTCTTCAGTTACGGTTTTAGATAAGTAGTCGGCCACCCCGTCAAACGCCTTGTCACTAAACCCAAAGGTTTTATACTTCGTTTTCAGTGCTACTAAGATTTTCTCTTTCATACAGTATGAGTTTGATTAATAAATACCTATGGTAAAATTACGAATGTGGAAAATAAAAAAGAAATTTAGGAAAGAATAATACGTGACAATAGCGGGATTGTCATGAATTAAATACAAAGGAAGCGCGAAACCGGATGGAATCGCGCTGAAAGTAAATTATTATTCCTATCACATGATAGGGATATACATATTCTCTCGAAATAACACATTGTCGATACTACGACACGGAACGGTTTTCATTTTGAGGTTTATTCTGTGATATTTTGCTTTGTTTTTCAATCTCCATGCGTTGCTTTTCTTCTTGTTCTTCCTTGATTTGCTGAAGTTCTTCATCCAGTCTGTCCGCATTCCCTGCGAACAGTACACCATGCTTCTGCGACCACACGTTACCACTAACAGCTTTAACGGCTGTGCTAACCCGGTCATCGACATTATCAAGGCGGTAAGGTTCTATTTCCACGTTGATGTCTATCGTTTCGGCTGCTTTTTCAAGACTGGAATTGATGGAACCAAGCGCGGAAACAAGGAAATTGACACGTCTCTGCATGAACTCGCCGATTACCTCTGCCAAGTTCTCCACGTTCAGGTGGGTGGAAAGGAAAACATAATCGAAAGCCACGCCGGATAAGGCATTGCCGCTTCCTTTCAGGTTCTCGAAGGAGATACGTGGCGTGTTCGTCATGGAATATATCTTCTCAATGAGCGAATCCAATTCTAATTTCACCGTATCGCTTGCTTGGTTCCATGTCAAGTATTGGGCATTAGCTCCTTCACCGGTCAATTCCACAACCCTGTTCTTGAACTCACCCGAAAAGTTCTGCACGTCACCAAACAACATCAGGATAGGGAAGAAATGATAGTCTATACAGTCTGCGTAATTTGACATCAGCTTCTCCAACCGCACACGGAGTGTCTTAATCTTCTCACAATAGGCTTCCGGACGATAGCAATACAGGACAGGCAGCTTCTTGAATCCATGTTTGAATGAAGAAACGGATTTCCAACCGTCTATAAACTCCCATTGGTAAACGGAATCTGCCGTAATAGTCATAAAACAGGTAATCTCCACGTCGTCCAAATCCTTTTTCTTGTACTCGCGAGAGAAAGCCACCAAGTTATTGCTATCATCAAAGAAAGGATATAGCTTGTCACCCCTAAATGGTGACCAAATCACGCTATTCAGACGGTATTCAGGAGCGGACGCGCCGAAAATGGTGCCAATCTTGCGCTTCAACTTTGCCCAAAAACCATCATCTTTCACCACGTACCAATATTCGGCACACTCCTGTTCGGAAAGCCACGAGCGCACGATTCGCTTGTTCTGATACTTGATTTTGTTCTTTTCCAACACCTTTCTCAGGGCAGAAAACAATCCTTGTTCGTTTTCTTCCGGTTCGCAGTTCATCTTCGGCTCCGTGCCCACAGTGAAAGCGGTCTGAATATTCACAATGTCCTGTTCAATAGGCAGAGCGATGCGGTTAGGCTCCACATCTTTTGTTTTTTTCGGGATAGTGGTTGTCTTGCCTGTCTTTTCATCATAGACCTCCTTCTCCTTTTCGACCGTGATTTTAATCTTTGGGTATTTTTCCGTGTCCGTGATTATCTCATGGCGGTTAGGATTCCAGTCGTTGTACAGCTTCACCGCATCGGGAAGCTCCGTCTTGCGGCCTTTTTTCAAATAGGCTATCTTTTGGTCTATATCCTCAATTCTTAAAACTTCGTCTATCGTTCTCATATATCAATATTTTTAGTGTGCGAATATCCCCGAATTGTCGCGTGGCTGCTTAATTCGTCCCATAAGTTCACCCATTACCCAATACCTTGCCGCATCAAGCAAGTGGTCATCCTGTCCGTCAGCAGGCTTGTTGATGAACTTCTTTATTTTATCATCAAACATCCATGTGTAGTTCTTTATCTCCTTTATCAGGTTTATGCTGTCTTCTGTGATCATAATCCTGTAACCATGCATCACAGAAATAGAGGCTTCCACGCTGCCTTGTCCTTTGACGATTGGGTAAATTCTTATCCCGGCGTTATGTATCTCACTCACAAGACGTGGGTCGGCACTTTCCGACATGACACGCATCGGCTGTTTCCGCTTGTAGAATTTGATGATGTCTGCCGCTTCCATGTGCGTGCGGTAACACAGTTCACGTAAATATAGCGTGTTTGTTCGCGCGTCAAAAGCACACTCCACAATCCCCGTCGGGTCTAATGTGAAGCCTAAGTCCATACCGTAGCCACGTTTTGAAAGCCCTTGCGGAATCTCTTTACAATAACTCCAATTCTCATAGATAAGTCCTTCAAGGCTCGCGCGTCTGCCAAGCCCGTATATCTGCCATTTGCGCTTGTCTGCCGTGCCATGCTGAATGTTATACTCCGTAGGCTCATAACTTAAAATCTGCTCTTTGGCATTGTCGGGAATGAGGGGGTTGTCGAGCATGGTAGAGTGCATATACCGTGTTTTCTCACGCTTGCATATCTTGTAATAAATCCAATGCTCATCGTATGAGGGATTATAATCAAGGATAGCAAAGCCGGAACAACGCTGCATCAACTGGGCATAGTCATCAAAACTTGACTCTACTGCTTCATTAATCCAAAAGGCATCAGATTTCATACCATGAATACGCTGCTCGTCATCCAATCCTAAAAACCAAAATTCTGTAGTGTAGAGTGTATATACACCAGCGCCGACCGATTTGTTATGACTACGTTTATCATATAAATCATAATCTTTCAGTACGTCAAGGAAATCTTTCAATACAGTAGCTGTTATCCATGTGGCTTTTAAACGAGAGACGATAACACGCCTTACCTTGTCTTGGTGTTCGTAAGCATATCTTATCCAAAACTGAATGATAGAATAAGTTTTACTGGAACGTGAGCCACCTTCCAACACAAACACATTGTACCTGCCCGAACGATAGGCGGTATCAAGTTTCTGATATACCGGTGTCATCGCTATCTTCTTTGTTGCCATATTGAATGTCCTTTATTTCCTGAATGTCTTTCTCCGATAGGGGTGTTGGCGAGAAGACGAGCTGCTGCCCCACGTCCTTGCCGTTGGTCGTCACGTCTATCTTGGTGGCCGCAATATCCTTGCTCCACAAATCCATTTTCGTTTCTTCCAGCGTGCGGGTGTCGCCTTTTGCCGCTCCTTTCACGTAGGAACGGCAAAGTATGACAATCCACATGGGAGTGTTCTCGTCTTTGGCCAGTTCTTCCAGTTCATGCTTGGAAAGTTGCATGAGGTACATGCGCATCTCCTTATATTCCTCGTAAGACAGCCCGTAGGCTTTCTTGGCGATGGTGTACAGCTTGGGCTTCCTGCCACGGTTGGCGGGCTGGTTATCACTAGTGAATTTGTTTCCGTATTTTCCTATATCCTTGTTCATTCAACTTGTTTTCATGTCGTTTTCTCGGTAAATATTCCTATCTTTGCATTGGCGTAGGTTCGGGAGCGGATGTGGGCAACCACCCGGGGAACGCATCTTGTTTGGGATGTACTGAAGTTCGCACAGCATAGCCAACCCACATGCTCTATGTAAAGGCAAGGACATTAAAATGCTCTTGCCTTTTTTATGTATTGTGCTTATGGCGGTGTATTTTTCCATCTTCTGTTACAATAATAATTTGTTTAAATCGCTTGTTATTCTTTGTTTCAAACTTCTTAATCCCATCCTCAATGCTTTTGCGTGTATGACCACTCCCTTTTTTCATATAAGCAACCAAGACATCAGCATTCTTTTCAGCGGCATGTCCTAATGCTTTTTTGAAGTTCTGGGCATTGTTCCCTTGTGGTGTACGCTGCTCAAATAAAGCCTTAAACAAATATCCATCTGGAGTTTTCATTTCTCCGCTTTCATTCTTCAGTGTTACTTTATACCCCTTGTCTGCAAGGATGCGAGCCGCTTCCAGTTCTTCGGGCTTGTGACGTGCTGTACTTTTCTCAATAGCCACGTAGCCGCCACCTTTCCCCATTTCCACACTAGAATACTTGCCGATTTGACGCATGGCTTCAACCTCCGCCTGCCGTTTGCGGTAAGTGGAGCTGCCTTGCCGATATGTGCGCACACCACCCGAAGTCTTTGCCATAATTTTTATTCCCTTTCACTTTATCCTATTACGTATGAACTGCTCCACATACAGCACATTGTTCTTTGTGCACAGTTCCTTTATCTTCTCTCCGCCGCCGTAAACTATCATGTTGGGTTTGTCGAGACCTGATATTTCACGAGCGATTTGTATTTCCATTTTAAGGTATTCCAGCCTATCAGCATAACCGCGTGTAGCAAAAGCGTTGTAACCGTCAGGGATGCCCAGTCGGTTGTACTTGTAAAACTTCTGCGACACATTAAGGTCGGCATATACTTTTGCACCGCACTCCTGCCAAAAACGGGCAATCCAACGCTTCATGTATATTTGTTGTAATCCATAAGCTATTGGAGTGGTATCGAATAATGAAAAATTTGGTTCTACCAGTTCTGAACACCCACTATCCAATACCGATACGGGATTGTTCCAGATGTTTGTGAAGCGGTAATCCTCTACGTAGAAATGATAGGTGGATATGCCTTTCTTTGCTCTTGTGTCCGCTCCCCATCCGGAAAATGGCAGAAGCAAGCCGCTTGTGGGCTGTCTGTCCAATCTTAGTGTAGGGATGTCAA